TCGAGGAAATAAAGGAACTACGGGAGCGCGTAGACCAGCTTGAGCTTAAGAATGCGGAGATGGTTGGCGCACTAATCACATACTTCGAGGGAGTGCGCGAACGAGGGGGTATAAACCATGAGTGACACTTCAAGTCAGAAACTATTGAAAGAGGTTGTAGCTAAGTATATAGGCATCTTGGAAAGAGAAAACCTTGCGCTGACTGCCATGCTCGACGAGGGGCAGTCCTTGGCGATGGATGCTGGCGACCCAGAAGTACAGCGTGACCTAGCGAACTGGGCAGGCAGAGCTAATACGCTGATGTATGAGCAAGCCAAAGGACTATGCCATCCGTAACGGGATGGATGAGGAGGGCAAGTATCACTATATGTATATGTTGCCAATTATTAAGGGGAATCACATGCAGTTAAAGACATACGTTGAAATTTGCGATATTGAACACGATAACGTCATTGTTGATTATGACTACCAGCCAAGGGAAAAAGACACTAACACTCATGCTGGAATCTATATCAACGAGGTTAAATGTGTGGACGGGGTAGATCGCCAAGGGGACATGACAGAGCTGGAGTTGGTTTTATTGGCGGAGAGGTGCATGGAGGCTACTTATTCGGATGAGGGCGACAAGGCTGACTATTACCATGACTATAGGGAGGAGTTTTAATGGAAGATAAAATTGAGTTTCCAGAAGAGTTTGAGCGCGGCAAGACGGATTGCCAGAATTCAAAACCGGCAGAGCATAACGCCGGACGCGACTATAACAGGGGCTACGACATTGCATACTTCCAGATGGAAGCACTGACATCACTTAGTCTGCAAAGGGGAATAAAATGACATCTGTGTTTGAAACATTATCGCCAATAGACTGTAGCGATCACACTGAAAAGAAAGGGCAGTTCACCTATCTTAGCTGGACGTTCTGCTGGCAGACCATTAAACAGCATTACCCTGATGCTCAGTACCAGATTGAGGATGATGTTGTTTATCCTGATAGCACGATGGAGGTGCGCTGTACTGTTACTATTGACGGGCTGGCTCATACAATGTGGCTTCCAGTTCTGGATTATAAGAACAAGGCACAGCCAAATCCTGATGCCTTTTCAATCAATAGCTCTAGGATGCGGTGCTTAGTTAAGTGCTGCGCGATGCATGGTCTGGGATTGTACATCTACTCAGGCTTAGTTGCCCCAGAGGTTCCAGTTGAGCTGATAGGTGCTAAAGGCATTGAGCATATCGAGGAGCTAATACACAGCTCAGGGGCAAGTCTTGAAAAGTTTTTAAAGGCTTACTCGGTCAAGGTATTGTCTGACCTAACTGAAGATCAGTACATCCATGCAGTCGATACGCTTGAGCGCAAGATTGCAAACACTGCAAAGGTATGATTATTCAGGGCAGCAAGGAGTGGCGGGACGCGAGGTGTGGCAAGCCTAGCGCGTCAGGATTTGCCAAGTTGATAACAGCAGCAGGCAAGCCTAGTGCATCTGCCAAGGGCTATATAGACAGCCTGATAGCAGAGCGTTTTGTCGGTTGGTCTGACGGCTTTACCAGCGAAGCAATGCAACGGGGGACTGACCTTGAGCCTCTGGCAAGGGTTAATTATGAGATGATAACTGGCAACGATGTTACTCAAGCGGGGTTTATCACTGATGAGACTGACAGTTATGGGTGTTCGCCGGACGGTATAGTTGTATTGGTTAGTGGTAGCAAGGGGCTAGAGATTAAATGCCCACTACCACCTGCTATGGCCTCTTACATGCGTGATCCTCAAGAGGGTGTGAAAAAGTATTACCAGCAGATTCAAGGCTCAATGCTGGTGACAGGATTAAAACAATGGGATTTCTTTGCGTACCATCCAGAAATGCCTTTTGTTTTGGTGACGGTTAGAAATGCCTTTTGTTTTGGTGACGGTAGAACGGGATGATGATTTCTGTTCAAAGCTAGAGGAGCAGCTAATGATAGCTGTTCAAACGATTAACGATGAAGTGGAGAGACTGAGATGAGTACAGGTGATTACGACAATACTAACCGTGGCGGTGTTTGGAAGAATGAGAACAAACTCACTGAAAAGCATCCCGATTTCAAGGGCAGCCTAAATGTTGGCGGCGTGGACTATTGGCTTTCTGGCTGGCTGCGGCCACAGGGGGCGAACCCCAAGTCTCCATCAATGTCTCTGTCAGTTCAGAGCAAAGACGAGGCTCACAACGCCGGGATAGCATCTGTTAAAACTGCTCAGGCTGCTAATCCCGACACTACAATCATTGAAGATGACATCCCTTTCTGATGGGCATTCGTATCGACATGGGTTCAGATAAAACCCAGCAGGCCGCTATTGCGCTATGCAACCAAATGGATCGAAAGGATAAGATTTTCGAGCTGATGGAGACTAGGCGCAGCCGATCCCAGAACGATATGGTCAATGCCCTGTATCGCCAACTGGCCGGGCAGATGCAGGATCAATCGTTTAACGACATTCGATATGAGTGTAAATTGACAATTGGTGTGCCTATCCTGCGGCGAGATAATGATGCTTTCAGGGCATTCTATAACGCTGGTCTGCTTGCACTAACTTATGAGCAAAAGCTGGCAGCGATGGCCTACATAGACATCACTAGCCTTATGAACAAAACCCAAGGCACTGAATTTATTGAGGAGGTCATAAAGACCTATTCTAAACAAGGTTATAGTTTGACCAATGAGGAGCAACAATGACTGAAATGGAGCAGTACCTGTGGATAAAAGTGTACACAATTATGCTGAAGAAGGAAAAAGAGGCCCAGCCGTTCGCTTTGGATCGAATTGATGCGGCTGACAGAGCTGTAGACGACATGCGGAACAGCAGGCTAGAGATTGAAGAGTAAAAGCAAGCTGTGCGCCGTATGCCGTAAGCCATTTGTGATATACAGGACAACGCAGAAGGTTTGCGGCGTACACTGCGCTCTAGCGTTCAACCGGGGTCAAGACACCAAGGCCAAGCAAAAGCGGCAGAAGGACAAAGACAATCGGTGGAGGGAAGATAACAAAACGATGGGAAAATGGGCAAAAGAGGCCCAAACAGAGTTTAATAGGTATATCCGCACAAGAGATTCTCTGGCTAATCATGGGTGTATTAGTTGCGATAAGCCAGCAGCCGTCATCGAGGCAGAGCAAGGGTGGAAGCAGGGCGGGATATGGGACTGTGGACACTATCTAGGCGTGGGGGCTTACCCAGAGCTGCGATACTGCATTATCAACGCTCATCGGCAGTGCAAGAGCTGCAATAGCGGATCATACAACCATGTAGGCAAAGGAAGGTCAGTTGCAGCCAGCTATAGAGTTAATCTTATCAACCGGATAGGCTTGGACTTTGTAGAGTGGCTAGAGGCTCCCCATGAGATGCCACAACGCCGGGCAGATGATTACAAGTACATTAAAGAGCTGTACAGGGCTAGAACTAAGGAGTTGCAGTGAGAGGGTATAGGCATTAGAATAATCATAAATTGCCCCTGCTTGGGGTTTTTTTCATTGATTGGAGGATGGCTTGACCGCTAAACTTAACGCCAAGCAAGAGATGTTCTGTCTCGAATACATTGTCGATCTTAATGCGACTCAGGCCGCTATTCGCGCTGGCTATAGCAAGAACAGTGCCAATGTTATTGGCTGCGAAAACTTAACTAAACCAGACATTACAGAGCGCATACAGGCACTAAAGGCTGAGAGGTCTAAGCGTGTTACTTGTGACGCTGATTACCTACTTACCCGGCTGATGGCAGAGGCTGAAGCTGATCTAGCTGACATATACACTACCGAGGGCGAGATTAAGCCAGTACATGAGTGGCCTCTGATATGGAGGCAAGGGTTATTGTCGGGCTTAGACACTCAGCAGCTTCCTGAAGGCATATCAATCAAAGCCAAGCTATCAGACCGCACCAAGCGACTAGAGATGATAGGAAGGCACATAGGCTTCTTCAACGACAAGCTAACGCTAGATGGCGGCGATAGCCCTATACGAATAAGCACCCCTTGGCGGATTACGCCGGTCAGAAACACCAATGGAAACGGCTGAGGTCTCAGTAGGGCTAGAGTTGGCAGAGCCATTAACGTGGCTACTGTCTAAGCCCAAGCGCATTAAGATAGCGGTGGGAGGCCGGGACAGCACCAAATCCACAGGGGTAGGCGATATTATGCTGATGTTTGCCGATCATGGTGAGCGTATCTGTTGTGCTAGAGAGTTCCAGAATTCTATTGATGACTCGGTGCATGAGAACCTGTGTATGGAGATAGAGAGGCTGGGACTACAGCAGAAGTTTGACATCATGGCGAGCAAGATCGTTGGCCGCAATGGTGGAGAGATAATCTATAAAGGTCTAGCCCGGAACATCACAAGCCTAAAGAGTATTGCTGGAGTTAATCGTTTATGGATAGAAGAGGGGGAATCCATCAGCAAAAACTCACTCAAGGTGCTGACTCCATCAATCCGCGCCAGTGCCAGAGATAACGTGATTAACATAGACCGGGATCAGGCGAGCGAGATATGGATTACAATGAACCGGGGTACGACTAAAGACGCTATTAGCCAGAAGTATCTGAAGAGGGCGGAGCCAGAGCTGGCTAGGTGCGGAAGGTACGAAGACGATCTAGTGATGATTGTGGAGGTGAACTACAAAGATAATCCGTGGTCGCCACCTGAGATGATCCAAGAGCGAGCCGATGACTGGAAGAACTTGCCCAGAGCTGAGTACGATCATATCTGGGATGGGAGATATTCTGACACCGTGGAAAACAATATTATTCAACCTGAGTGGTTTGATGCGTGTATTGATGCCCATATTAAACTGGGGTTTGAACCGCTAGGTCAGGAGCGCGTGGCCTATGACCCGGCTGACACAGGCGATAACAAGGCCGTTGGCTATGCTCATGGGCCAGTTATCAAGGATGTACGGGATACGGCTCTAGGCCGCATTGATACGGCCACAGACTGGGCTACTAGCTACGCCAATGACATCAAGCCCGATGTATTTACGTGGGATGGTGATGGGGTAGGTATGGGGCTAAAGCGACAAGTGGCCGATGCTTTCTCTGGCAAAAAGGTTGAGATTGAGGTATTCAGGGGGAGTGAAGGGTGCGATCACCCGACCAGACGCTATGACCCGGTCAGTGATGACTCTGGCATTAAGAAACAGAAAACCAATAAAGAAATGTTCACAAACAAACGGGCGCAGTATTACTGGATGTTGCGCGATAGGATATTCCGTACCTATTTAGCGATTAACAAGGGGGAGCGTGTTTTCAACCCTGATGACCTGATATCGTTTAGTTCAGAAATTAAGCAGTTGCCTGCACTAAGAACCGAGATATGCACTATCCCTCGAAAGTATGTAGGCAGTGGTAGAATTCAGATATTGAGCAAGCCTGACATGCTGAGAATGGATATTGATAGTCCTAACATGGCCGATGTGGTGATGATGTTAATGCGCCAAGTCGAATTAAAAAAGAAAGCAAAAAAGAAAGAATACCAAGGTTGGAATTGATATGAGCCAAAAAAAGAACTATGAGAACCATTCGTGGGTGCTTCAGGCGTTAGATGATGCCCAGTCAGCGGATCACGATAGAAGGAACAAGGCTAGAGAGGCCAATGCGTTTGTGGACGCTCCTGATGGTCAGTGGGAAGATCGCTGGAAAGAGATCAACGACAACGCCCCTCGCTATACCTTTGATATGGTGACTTCACTGGTGGATCAAATCCACAGCCAGATGTCTCGGACAAGCTATGACATCAAGGTGCGCCCGGCTGGAGGTTCAGCAACTAAAGAGATTGCCAAGATATACGATGGCATGGTCAGGAACATTGAGAATATATCGGATGCGGATCAGGTCTATGACCAAGCTGGCCTTGAATCCATTGTCTGCGGTGTAGATGGCTGGGAGATAGCAACCGAGTACGTTGATGGCGATTCTTTCGATCAAGACTTAATTATTAAGGCCATACCCGACTATCTGGACTCAACATGGCTGGGAATGCACAAAAAGCGCGATGGCTCTGACGCTCAGTATGGATTTGTTCTGAGAGGATTGGCAGAGCAGGTATTCAAAGACAAGTACCCCAATCGTGGTGATGGGGGCAACTTAGGCTCAGACCGCACCAGTAACACCTATTATCACCGAGCAGACGTTGTGATGATTGGTGAGTTCCGCTATCTGCTCCCTGTTCAGCATGAACTGGCGCTAATGGACACAGGTGAGGTCATTGAGGTTGATGCTGACTACCTAATGGTCTATGACGAGCTGCAAAGGGCTGGAAGCACTGAGATTAAGCGCAGGAAGCGTACTAAGCTGAAGATGTTCTCACGGCTATTTGATAACACCGGCTGGATTGGCAAGCCAAGAGAGACATTCTTCGAAAACTGGCTAAACATCATCCCAGTCTATGCCAACTGGAAATATGTCGAGAACAAGGTTATCTACCGGGGTCAGGTTGAGCAGGGTATGGATGCCCAGCGGGTTCTAAACTACAGCCTGTCGCGTGAAGTGGCAGAGACATCACTCGCGCCTAAAGACTTTTTCTGGGCCACAGAAGCTCAAGAGGAAGGGCAAGATTGGTCAAGGCTCAACGTATCGCAGTCTCCGGTACAGAATTATAGCTTTGATGAGGACGCTCCGGGGCCGCCAGTTCGAGCAGGCGGTGCTACGCCTAACGCTGGATTGGCTCGAATTACTGAGACTATGCAGGCGATTATAGGCACAACCGCCGGGATGTTTCATGCCAATATGGGCGATAATAAGAATGCTCAGTCAGGTCTGGCGATACAGAAGCTGCAAGATAAGGGCGATGATGGCAACAATAAGTTCATAGTTGCCCGGCAGATAGCCCAGCGGCATACAGGTCGCATACTGGTTAATGCTATACCAAGAGTCTACGACCAAGGCCGTCAGGTCAGAATCTTAGGTGAGGACGGATCGTTTGACATGCAGGTTCTTGGCATTCAAGTACAGGATGAGCAGACAGGCGAGATTGTTGTTTTGAACGACCTGAGTGAAGGTGTCTACGATGTAATCTGCACAACAGGCCCAAGCTATAGCAGCCGCCAGTCTGAGACTGTATCTGGCATTACGGCTATTGCACAGGTTGCGCCAGAGGTGTTGCAGCTAGGCGGTGATGTCCTGATGAACAACATGGCTAGTCCCGGCATGGAGCAGTTGGCGGCCAGAGCTAGGGCTAGATTGTTTAAGGCTGGAGAGATACCAGAATCCCAGATGACGGATGAGGAGAAGGCTCAGGTTCAGCAGTCTCAACAGCAGCCGCCGCCTGAAGACCCGATGATGATTGCAGCACAGGCTGAGATGAAGTCTGCTCAAGCAGAGGAGATAAGCGCACAGACTAAGCAGATGGAGTCGCAAGGCAACATTCAGATTAAGATGCGCGAGCTGGAAATTAAGTCACAAGAGCTAAATGTGCGTGAGTTTGAGGCCACCACAGACCGCTACAAGGCACAGGTTGATGCAGGCGACAAACAGGCCGGGATCGCTCTTAAAGGCGCACAGGCGGCTAACCAGCTTGCCGAGGCAGAGGGTAAAGAGCTTGAAAACACATCTAAGACATCAGGGCTGAGTCGTGTTGTTCAACAGATGCAGGAACTGAGCAACGCTGGAGGCCCGTTCGGTGGCTAAAATCCCAAAGAAGAAGTGGTATGAGGCAGGCGATGCTCTGGCCGGACTTTATGCTGACTCTGTGGAGTGGCTTGATAAGTCATCGGCAGCGGTAAGGGCTGAAGCTCAGAAGGCTAGGATGCAGAGGGCCAAGGATCAGGGTCATAGCGTAGCAAGAGGTGAGACTTGGTATCACGCCACAACAGGGAAAGAGTTCGACAGATTTGACCCTGACATGGTTGGCTCAAGGTTTCCGAAGTCTTTCGGTGTCCACATGAGTAACAGCAAAAACGAGGCAACGCATTATATGCCCCCCGGCGGGACTATGCGT